AGCAAGTCCAGATGGAGTGTTAGAAGATGACCCCTCATGTCTTGTTGAAATTAAATCACCAAAAGCAAAAGAACACAGAAGGACGATTAGAACAGGCCAGATTAAAGAGGAATACATCACGCAAATGTTGGCTCAAATATCGTGTATGTACCATGAGGGCGCTCGGAAGTGTTTATTTATTTCTTATCACAAACGATATACACCGCCGATTCATGTGATCGAATTTAAGCCAACAAAGAAAATGATTACAGATTTAGAGGCCGAAGTTATAAAACTTAGCAGAGAATTAGTTAAAGACAATTTACAAGTGAGGAAAAACCAATGGCATCCAGAGGCGTTAACAAAGTAATTTTAGTGGGGAATGTCGGAAACGATCCTGAGTGCCGCGAAGGTGGTAGTGGTGCAATCGCTAATCTCTCGGTCGCCACTAGCGACACATGGAAGGATAAAAATACGGGAGAGCGGCAAGAACGTACTGAATGGCACCGCATCGTTTTCTTTAACCGACTCGCGGAAGTAGTTAGAGACTATGTAAAGAAGGGAACTAAAGTGTACCTAGAAGGTCGATTGCAAACACGATCCTATGAGCAAGATGGCGTTCAGAAGTATTCGACTGAGATTGTGGCTAATGAGATGCAAATGCTAGACAGTAAGAACGGTTCAGCATCAGAGGCGCCACAGCCGAAACCTGGCAAAAAGCCAAAAATTATTACACCAATAGCAAACAATGGTTAACGCAGGTGCGCCGGGGCATCAGCGGATTCCCACTCCCCCTCGCGGGGCGTTTATAAAGAGGTGTGCGGCGGTTGGTTCCCGATGTACACCGCCCCCGGCAAATACAATGAACGATCAACAGAAAGGTGACAAAGCGAGAAGAATGGACATTCTAGAGGCACAAGCAAAGTTGACGCCTTGGGTGATTTTCATACCTGAGAGTTGTCTATGTCCTCATTGCGGCTTTGATTTTGTTGATTATGCGCAAGCCTATGAAGAATGGATCACGGGCTGCCCTAGCTGCCACAGGAGTTATTGCGAGTGAAAGTAATAGACTTTAATCAAACAAAAAAATCGAAACCGTTGAGAGGCACGAAAAGAGGCGCATGGCCGTTAGATCATCCTTTGCTTGTTGCAATAAAAAACCTGACACCGGACAGCGATGAATGTGTTGAGACTGACTTCATGACAAATTCTGATATGAGTAGTTTGTACCGACGAATAAAAGAAGTATTGCCAAAACAACACAGAATGACTTTTAGAAGTGTTGGCCCTCGTCAAAAACATGGATTTGCGGAACGCAACAAACCAAAAAAACGCATCTTTTGGGTAGAGACAAAAAAAGAATATAAGGAATTAGAGGAAGGATTTGAGTCAAGAAAAGCAAAATTAAAGTTATGTTAAAAGGGGTCGCTGCGTGAAAGTAATAGTAAGCACTGAGTACGACAAGTTTAAAATCTTAAATGGGAATCGAATGATAAGAGAGTCTCATGTTAAGAAACTAATTGAGTCAATGACTGAGCAGTATATTCCTGTACCTATCATTGTTAACGAATTGCATTACATAATTGACGGTCAGCATCGAATGGAGGCCTGTAAAGAATTAGGTATTCCGTTTCACTATGTCGAGATAAAAGGCCTTACATTAGCAGACGTTCAAAGACTTAACTCCAATAATAAGAAATGGTCGCTTGACGACCATATGATGTCTTTTATTGATCTTGGCAACAGTAACTATGTATCTTATAAGGCTTTCATTGACACTTATGGGTTCGCCCATGAGCCAAGTTGGTTATTGCTTAAAGGATTGCATCGAGACGGCACCAGGAAAGAATTTAAAAATGGCAAGTTCACTCTATCCCATAGAGAGATTAAACAAGGCGGCATTTACGCTCAACAGATTAACGAAATCCTAAAATATTTTGAGGAAGATGACATCGTACACGCAAAAAAGAAGGCCTCAGTAATCGCATTTGTGAAGGCTTTTTTTAATGATAAATACTCTCAGCCTTCAATGCTGCGTAAACTAAAGCAAGCCAAGAAAAAGCTAGAGGCAAAGAGAATCACACAAGACTACACGCGACAACTTGAAGAAGTTTATTTTTACAAAGTCCCGGTAAGCAAGCAATTTAGACTCGACGTAGAGGGCCCGCCAGGATTATTTTAAAGATGGAACAAATCGAATTTAAAAAACTAATTAAACGAAGGGAAAAATTAATCGTGAAGGGCACATGGCCTTTAGATCATCCATTAATACTTGCGATAAAAGCACTTACACCCGACACAGACGAATGTATTGAAACTGACTTGACGCGGACACAGCTAGGCCAGGTAAACAGACGACTAAGACAAGTATTACCCGATGGAATTCGAACTACTATGCGTACCAGAAAATATGGGGATGCCTGTCAGAACACTCGGACAAGATATTTTTGGCTCATAAAAAAACCAGAAGATAGACTAAATATAGATTAAGATGGAATGGCAGCATAAAAGTAAAGTAGCAGAAGATATGGGGATCACTGTAAGAACCTTAGAGGGGTGGTTACACAAAAAGTTAGAAAAGGGTGTTCACTGGCAAACAGTGGGACACAAAACATTAATCAACGTGGGAAAATTGAACCAATGGCTAAATACACAGGCATCAGAACATACCGGGGTCGAATAAGGGTACAAATAGACTGGCAAAATAAACGAATTCAGCCTTATTACCCAGGCGATTCCACAGAAGATAACAAACGAGCCGCATCTAAACTACGGAAACAAATATTAACCGACCTGCAAGATGGCACCGTTGCTTTTTCAAAGATTAAAGAAACCTACTTCACAAAAAACAAAAAAGCGCCGCGAAGAAAAGGAACTCTCTATGATGTATTCCTCCATTGGGAAGAATACTGTAAGCCGCTAAAGAACAAGCGTAAGGGTTATAAGAAAACTACTTTAACGAGCGTTTCCCAATGTATTCGCAATAGGTGGATGCCTGTTTTTGGGAAAAGACGGATGACTGATATTTCCTATGATGAAGTCTATGACTTTCTTTGGTCAGATAAATGGTCACATCTCGACGTAAAGACTTTAAAAAATTGGAACACTTACCTTACTAGAATGTATGTCCACGCTTACAAAAACATGAAAATTAGATGTAAGCCTTTTCCTACTTCTGAAATGATTTATCCAGATGAACGCATAGACCCATCACTAAAAATCATATTTCCTTATTCACCGGAAGAAGTTGAGCTACTCATAAACCATATCGTTGAAAATTGTCCTCTTGATATTCAGCTTTATTTTGTGCTTTTTCGCGGATTAGGATTGCGACCTTGCGAAATATTAGCTTTAGAGGAAACTGATATTGACGGCGACTATGTATTTATTAATAAAGGCATGACTCAAAATGAAATAGTTGCACCTAAAAACTGGAAAGGCCGCCAGGTATATATTCAGCCGCAAGTTATGGAAGTATTGCAAAGATATTTAGCAACCAAGAAGGTATCTAGCTTATATAAATCGGGACAGACAAATTACATTTTTACGAACGAATCTGGCAAACATCACTGTGATGCTAGGCGTTTTAATGAAGCATGGACGAAAGCACATAAGGAAGTGAAACTATCAAAAGCCGACGCGGATAGATTGTATAACACCCATCGGCGTGAACTACTCGCGCTTGACCAAAAGGCCTTAGAAAATGATGAAAGATTGACGCCTTATTTAAATCTCGAAATACCCAAGAGAGACGCTTATAAATTGAGGCACACTCGCGCTTCCGAATTAATATCAAGCGGCGCCGCCGAGGAAGGGCCAGGGGAATTAGGTCACGACCCTGTAATGTTTTATCAGATTTATGCCAAGCAAATACAGGCATATAAAAATAAAGACAGAGAGGCCGAGCGTAAGAAAAAACTAACCTCTGTAGTAAAGATTTCTTAGATGCCAGAAACGAAAAAAAATTTTAAGGGTGTCAAAAAACGCTCTACAAAACGCTCTATTTTTACTTTTAGAAATTTTAAGTTTTTGATTTAATTAGATATTTTTCTAAACGTTGCCGGGATGAAAATACTCGAATAGGGGTTTTGTGGGTTGTTCTGAGTAAGTAAAATATCAGCTATTCCAATAACTTAGCTAAAAACTTACTCAGAGCATACTCCTGCTTACTCAGACAAAAGCGCTACAAAAAGCGCTACTTTTCAGGTCTACTTAGCTAACATACTTAAAGTAATTTCTTTAAATCTTTTGCAACCTTTTTTTACTTTTGCGCTATTTTTAACTTTTATTTATAATGCGCGGCGATGTTGTAGCGTCCCGTTCGTCTAGAGGCCTAGGACACCTGGTTTTCATCCAGGCAACAGGGGTTCGAAACCCCTACGGGACGCCAATATCATTGTTGTTCTTCTTCGCCTCTCAGTAAGTTAAGTGTCGCGGCGCCAGTAGCACCTGGCCTTACTTGAGGCTTTATACGCTCTCTTGCCGTTGCAATAATACCCTTCTTATAAGCGTCTACGACCTTCGCGGCTTCTGTTATATCTTCGGTGTCAAACAACGCATTAAACAAATCTTTATCTGCTACAGCGTCAGCAATTATTTTTGCAGGAGGGTTTTCGATCCCGGCCTCAAACATATCTTTTAAGGTTGCCGAAACAATAGCCGCTGTCTGTAAGGAGCCACCAGGAGACATCGTGCTTGCCCCTCCAATTCTCGCACCAATAACTCTCGCACCAGTAGCTAAAATTTGACTTGCTAGATTATCTACACCTACGCCCTCTGGTAATTTCTGTGCGCCTTGAGCTAGAGTGACACGCCTCGCGGTTGCTCTTATCCTACCCCAACGTGCTTGTTCTGCCGGGGTAAATAACATTGATAAGGTTGTTCTTACTCCTTTTTGTTTAAACATTTCGTCAAGCGTACCGCCGTCAACAAATCTTTGACCTAAGACGCCTAAAGAGCCGGAGCGCTTGCCTGTTTGAGCCACACCTAAAACGTGTTCAGCCCAGGCCTGTTTTAGCCCCTCTTGCGCTCTGCCTGTTTGATCTCTCCTTGTTAGCCTTATCAACCTTGCCATTTTTGCACCTGGCTCCGCTTCTCGCAAAACATCCCTGATTGCCTCTGGCGCGGGTTTACTGGCAAAGACAGTAGCGGCGTTAATATAAGGTTCAAAAATTCTTTTTTCTCGCGCTTCTTTCAACGGGCCTAAATTTTTAGTTTCAATCGCTCTTTGTATTTCTTGTTTAAAATCTGGCATATCATCAAGCAAACGCTTGTTACTTTTCATAAATCTTTCTGCTTCTGCCAAGTCAAAGCCACTATCATTAAAATAGTTATATCTAAAATAATCTTTGACCGCTCCACGCATATCAGCGTCGTCTTTAACTGCTGTCATAAGAGTATTGAAATTTTCTCTATTCTTTTTTGGCCCTGAAAACAAAAAGTCTAAAACTTGTGTTTCTTCAACTTTCCTCTGGCCTTTTGTAGTCCTCTCAAAAACTGCTTCAATGCTCGGCTTACTCCAAGTCTCATGGAAGGCCTTTGAATAATTTACTGCGTCAACAATGGCGGCACCTGCGCCGTCAGAAATTTCATCGACTGAAAGTAAAAGATCCTTATTAATCGCTTCAGCTAACTCGTCAGCGATTCTCGCTCTGTTTAAATTTTGCTCTCCAAAAGGGGAACGATCTAGTCTTGCGCTACGCCTTAACTCGCTGATTATATCTCTTGCTTCCTGTATTGTTGCTGTTTTGCCTAATCGCGTTGTCCCTTTCTTTTTGCCATATTTAAATTTAGCTAACCAACCCGCCGCGAAAGGCATATCCGCTTTTTTTATCTTAGACAGTTGGTTTTCTAGCGCCTCATAACTTTTCGTAAAATTAACTGTCGGAACTCTTACATCGTCAGGTATATCTTGCCAAAGTTGTTTTTCAGTATCCCTAGCGGCTTTTCTATATGATTCTAGTTTTGACGCAGCGATCATATTTGCTTGCTTTTCACTTTGGACGTTACGAAACCCGCGCAGCGTTTCTTCAATGTCTGCTGCCGCTTGGCTTATTCTTGTTTCCATCAATCCTTCGTAATATTTAGCCTTACCTTGCAGAAAAACACGCAAACCTTCGGCATCTCCAAATTGAGCAGCTTGAACTACATCATCGTTTAACTGACGCAGAACATCGGCTCTTTGTTGCAAAAGGTAGCCATCTTTCGCGGAATCCATGACGGCTTTCTCAATGTTTAAAAGCATTGGTTCGGCTGTCCTCATTGCAAAAGGCATTATTTCTTCTGACTTTTCTAGTATTGGCTCATCCAAGTTTGCCGCAATACGAGCCGTAGCTTCTTCCTCAGTCAGTCCGGCCCTTTCGAACCTTGATCGTGCGGCGCCATACCTGGCTGTTGGAAGTGATGCTTGTCTAGCGCGGTCAAACCTCTCTTTAATTAAATTACCAACCTTCATAACAGGACTAAAATTTAACGCAGCCTTACCCGCTTTCTCCGCGCCTCTTTTAGCTGTCCGACCTACTGCGCGACCTGTAGCAGAAACTAGCGCCCCACCTGTTTTAAGGGCTGCATCTGTACCCATACCTCCGGCAAATTCAGCAACAAAAGTGGCGACCGGGGAATTAGGAAACTGCTGCTCTGCATAAAATCCCGCCGAACCCGCACCCGCCCCAACTAATCCCTCGGTAGTAAGCGTCCTTGTTGGTGCTGCTTTAAATGACTGACCCATTTTATAAACAACATCCCGACCTTTTTGTAATAATGTTAGAGCTTCTTTCGTAGGAGCTTTTAGCTTTGAAGCAGGGAGTAAAAACGCCGCAGCGGTCGTGAATGATTCACCGCCCATGTGTCCGGCTCTTTCAGCTAAACTAGCATCAGGCCCAGGCCTTTCTCCGTATCCCGGCACAGCGCCTTCTAAGAACGACATACCAAACTGTGCCAACGCCGGAGGCTGATCTGTGTTATTTCTCTGAGGCGACGGCTCTGTTTCCAAAGAATTCGCCCAGTTTAATATTTCATTTGCATCGGCCATTACTGACTCCTATCCGGCATTTTGCTTTCGATTATGTCTCTTATTTCTTGTGGCAAAGCGTCGATTTGGTCGGTCGTCATACCTTGTAATGTGCGTTGTATTGCCTCTGGCCGCGTAGTTTCCATAATTTGCGGATTCCGCAATTCATTGTCACTCAAAATCGAAGGGAAACCTAAACCTTGTACAGCCTTATCTATTGCTTGTAATTGTTGATTGAGCATCGTTAGGTCTTTTTGTTCATAGGCTCCTGTATCAAGTGTATTTTGTATTGCAATAGATGAATTTCTTAAATTATTGTCCACAATTCTTGCTTTCGTTTCCCATTGCTCAACAGACTCTAATATTTTACCCGCCAGGCCTAAATCTTCTTGTATAAGCGTAATCATTTGATTAGTTAATCTTGAGCCAATTTCATCCCTAGCCGCACCGATTAGATCAAACATCCAATTATTAGCCGCTTGTTTAGCTGCCACTTCTGCCTCTGAAAAGTAATTTATCATTTCTGAAACGCCAGGCAGCGGAACTTGACCAACCGTTGAAGCAAGCCCTCTCTGCATCGAATTTCCAACGCCTGTTAAGTGCGCTCTCTGGCTGTAAAGTGTCTCGCCCACATAAGAGGGAAGTGTAAACTCAGGAGCATTTAAATAAGTAAGCACACCCGGCGACTCATTCCCTGTTTGAGCGTCGGCGGCAGCTTGCAGCACATCAACTATGCCAATTCTGCCATCTGGTGTTGGGACGACTGTCAATTCTTTATTATTGACACGCTCCACAATGACTTTTGCTACGTCCTCAGTCATGCCGGGATTATTCGCAATCAAGGTTCTTATGTTTCTCTGCGTGTCTTGTAAGCCTCTTGAAGTGTCAGCAACATCTAGGAAACGACCTAGAGTTTGTTGATCTACTGCTTCGGCGTTGTCTGCTGCTATCTTTAATATAGGAAGATTAGGGTCGTTCGGGTTTTGCTCGGCTATCGTGTCATGCAAAGTTTGATAAGCTAGACCCATGCTTGTATTTTCAAGATTCTCTATTCCGTTTTGTTTTACCTCCTCTGCTAACTCAGCCGTTCTTAAAGCTATTAATTGTTGCTCTTGTCTGTTTTCTATGGCTTGCTGTGTAGCATCATTTTGAGCTTGTTGCTGTTCAAACTTGAAAATGCGCTCTTTTAATTCTGCCTCTGCTATTGCAGCGTTCTTTTCTCTGTAATGCTCTCTTAACATTTCGGCTCGACCAGGATCAATTCGCTCGATTAACGCTACAGCTTGCCTCTGACCTGCTTCTGTATTGGTGTTAATGTTCTTTAGCTGATCGGCAAGTTTTTCTCCTGGGAGTTGAAAAGCGGATAGGCCTGCATCCCTCGCGGTCGTTCTTACGTTTTCCGTTATTCCTGGGAGTGACCCTGCTATACCACTAGCCAATGTTGCGAAAGGGCCTCCTGTTTGCGCTACCCGCTGTTGTGCTAATAGGCTTGCTTCCTCTACCTTACGGCGCCGCGAGAGAGGTGTCTCGATAATGTCGTCAAAGGCTAAACTAATGTCTTGAAATCGCGCCATTATTGACCCCTCCCGCCTAATCTAAAGCGATTTAACGCCGCATTAGGATTTAATGTTATGCCGCCAGGCCCTATTTGAAGCAAGGAACCATCACTAGAGCCGCCAGAACCACCTCCGGCTTGCGCTGCGGCTACGTCTCCGGCTGCTTGCTGCTCCGAAACTAACAAGCCAAACAGACTATTAAGCGCCTCTCTGCGTAAGTCTGTTGCTAGTTGCTCGGCGTTGATATCGTAATCTAAGGCTGCGGCGCCTAGCTCAGTAGCATAGCCACCCAACTGACGACCAGACAGATTCGCTAACATTGCCGCATCAAGTCCTGGCGCTGTCGCGTCTATCATCGCTTCTTGTGGCCTGTAAGACTTCTCAATGAACAAGTCGGCTAATCGACCACCAAGCTCTTTTTCTAACACTTGTTGCTGTAGAGCTTGTAGCGTTCTATTAGATACTTGCGCCGCGTCCTCTCTGGCTAGTCCCATTGCTGCGATTGCATCGGCTGACCTTTGTTCTTCCATCGCTTTCGCCAGGGCAAATTGTTCAGGAGAACCGCCATAAGCGTCTGTCTGTAAGCCTTGTCTGCCTTGTGCAATTAGATCGTTTGTTAAAGCTATTTGCTCTCGCTCTTGCTCCGGTCGCCGTAGCTCTTGCAACCTGTCAAACATCGTTTGCTCGGTATTCGCTAGGTTTTCAGCGCGAAAAGGGTCTGTGAGCATACTAATAAGACCCGCTTGCGCAGAGCGCATATTATCTTCCATCTCGCCAGTTTCGGGGTTCAATGTGCCAAAATTACCACGCCCTAAAATAGCATCGACTATCTGAGAACCGCCTGTGCGTAGCGACTTCTCTAACGCTGCTTGCTCCGGGTTTAGCGCAAAATTAGTTGTACCTCCGGCGCCAAACGTCGTTTGACCAGGCAAAGAAGTGACACTAAACGGCGTAAATGTCGTTGCATCGGATACGGTGTCAAATAAATCTTGAGGCAAGCCATCAGCCCCGGTTCTTGGAAAACCGATAAACTCTTTGGCATCATCACCTAGGTCTTGCAGATCACCCATCGCCTTTTCAGCAACGGCAAGCTGTCCTGTGGTGCCTAAGATATTCCTCAAATTAGAATATTTATCATTATCAAAGAAATCATTGACGCCACCTAAAATGTCATCATACCAGGCCATTAGTACGTCCCTCCGTCAATGGTTGTGTTACCGCTAAAGGTTCCACTCACCGCCAGGTTATCTACTGTCAACGTACCTGTTGCTGTACCTCCGGCGGCGTCAAGTTTTGAGTTAACGGCACTTTCAATATTATTCATTTCAACCCCAATAGCTGTGGCTTTTACAACCTTGTTGGGGCTTCCTGTCGGGAGCGAGTCGAAAGAACTCCAGGCATACGATGGGGTATAAGAGCTAATTAGTTTATCCTCCCGATAGTCGAATGGATGTTGAACTCCTGAAACGCTATCTCTGTTCCGTTTACGATTGTTGATATTCCGACTGTAACTACTGAGCCGGAACCGCCTGTATTTACTTTTTGTGTGTTAATTAACGAAGCATCGGAACTATATTCCGCTGTCGTGTTAAATTCAGAAATGTTGTAAAGCGCACCGACAAAATCCGGCAAGGTATAAACCTGGGTACGATAATCTCCGCGATAGTCATAAGCCCAATTAAGTGAGACGTTTGCATTTTCGCCCGAAAAAGTTGTCACATTCACTTTCTTTAAAAACTTTAACCGCGAAGGATCGCCAAAACTTAACGGGTGACTAAAATATTGCAGCGCATAGCTGCTTGCGTCATCTGTATAGCTATCATATTTTGCTATACCAGTTGCTACCCCAAGAAATAACTCATCATCGTCCGTCAGCGCAAAACTAAGTGGCCGCATTTGCGTCCAGGTAGTTGTCCGATAACTGCCGTTATCTAGCGGGTATCTTGTGTCAAAACAATAGACAACTCCTACCGTTGGAAAGTTAACTAAATAAAATGAATTGTTGGGGTCGTAAATTGCTTTTATATTGCCCGTTTCTGTCTTTATGCGAGATTTTATTTCTGAGTTGACGTTTCGGCTTATATCACCTATCGGGGCCGACTTTTCCTGTATTGTGCGCGAGAGGGAACGGACACCAGAAAAATCGAGGAACAATAAGTCCTTACCTGTACTTTGAACCGCATCACGGCCTACACAACCTATATTTAGTATTGTGTCGCTCAAGGCCATTGTCGATGGGTCGGTAGCCCCGGAATAAACCAAAATCGAACGTCGTCCAAAAATTATGAGAAAGTTGTTATGACTGTGAAGGGCTGTAATTTCGTCGTAGCCATTAGGCCAAACTGTTGTTAGATCGATACTTCCGCTTGAGCCGCCTGACCAAATCAACCCATTTAGTGAGTCAGTCCAATAAATTGTCTGCTTATTTCCTGTCACATCAGCAGCCCACAAACGGCCAAAAGCCGCTAAACAAATATTAGCGTCCGGCGGTGTCCCCGTAACAGCACTGTGCGCCGCAATCGTCGTCAAAGCAGAAGTGCTAGGATCGTAAACCAGAGGGCCGTGATCGCGCTGAAAAAAGTAAAACTTGTTAGCCAGGGATGCCATATCCCAATTATTCGCGGTAATGGTTAAACTGCTGCTAATGTCTGTTAACGTAGTGTCTCCGCTAAATATCTTGTTATTCCCTGCGCTGAAAAATACTTTTACCCCGTCCGTTTGAACAAACTCACCTAATGACTCAATACCATCGCTACTACCCAATACAGCGGCGCCATTGCCAGAAACCATTGTGTAGCCTTTTCGGGCAGCAATTCTTCCCTCTTTATCAATGATGCAGTTGTCAGCAACCGCCGCAAAACTTGGGTCTTGCGTAAGTGGGGCTTCTTGAGTATTGATACCTGCGAAACCTGGCGCTGAAATTGTGATGTTTTGTAAAGGCTGTGCCATTTTTTAAACCGCCACAAAGGTTAATTCGTTTTGATACTTGTTCGCGTCAACTTGTATAGCATCACTTAGAGCAATCGAAGCGACACCAAATTGTTCAGCCGCCGACTGTCCACCCGTTTCACCTCGTTCACGCAAAGCCATTGCATACCCAAGCTGTATTACTGGATTTGCCGGAACTTTTAAAACAGTCGCATCTGCGTCCAAAGTCGCTTGCGGAATTACCATGTCAAACCGTAACTGATAAATGGCATCAGGGGTAGGATAGACTTGCAACTGTAATTGACCTGTCGCATCCGTTCCGTTCCATGTGAAACAATCAGGCGCCGAGTTTGGCGAAGTACCAATGTAAGTTTGTTGATTAAAATAATGTCTTGTCTTAGGTGTCATAAAAACATTTTGCGTATCATTGAGCGCTTCTTTTAAAACAGCATCTTGATAAGCGCCCGTCAAAACATAATTAGTTTGTCCAATGACTGTCGGTATCGTTATGGCTTGGCGTAAAGCTGTCCATTCATGAGACGACTCGACAGTGGTTTTAGCGTCGTTTATAAGATCGCCTACCATCCTTGAGTAATCTGTCTCCGAAAAGGTCGCTACTGTATTTTCGCGGAGCCTTCTCAATACGCTGTTAATTAAGTCTAAATAATTCATACCATATCTCTCCAACTTGTGCGGCGAATGGCTGACAGTAAGGGAGTCTCAACCTCTATATCTTTAATCTCTCTACTAAAAATTGTATCTGTGATAGGCGAGGTTCTAGCACTTTTACCTGGCTTTCCTGGCGCTCCTGGCAGCCCTGGCGCTCCTGGCAAACCCGGCTCTCCGGGCAAACCTGGCAAACCTGGCAATCCTTGTTCTCCTTGATCCCCTTTAGCTCCGGTTAAACCTTGCAAGCCGTCCTTTTCGTCCTTTCCGTCCTTTCCGTCCTTTGCGTCTTTCCCATCTTTCCCGTCTTTCCCGTCTTGACCCTTTCCGGGGATCGTCGGATCAAAAGTTGTATCAAAACCGCCGACCTTTGTTTTATCGTCGCTTGAAATGTCCCCACCACCTGAAGATAAATCCTCGTCACCTGAAGATGAATCCTCGTCACCTGAAGGTAAATTACCGTCACCTGTAGAAGCACCTGAAGGCTTATTGGCAGTAGCCGGGAGGTCAATGCCTGAGTTTTGCATTACAATTTCGGCATTTTTATTAGCGTTGGCGTGAATAATTAAGCTAAAAAGCACCTCGCCATAGTTATAGTCTGAGCCGTCTGGCTTTTTATAGATGTCTAATAAGTCATTTATTGACTGACCTTTTTCTGCCGCATCATTAATGATTACGTTAGGGTCTTGTGCTTTATCGCCAGTGCCGCTAGGTGACATATCTACAGTGTTTGTAATTTTATTTATAGTGTCTGCTGTCGTATTACCTAAATCATCTGTAGTTTCAATACCCTCGATCTTATTTACAGTTTGGTCTGTCGGGGATATAGGATTTAAAGCGTCTACAGCAGCAGTAACATCATCTGTTTGGTTTACTTTGACAGCATCACCTAGCGCCGTTTTTTTATAGGTATCTTCTGGTCGCGTACCAAGCATTATTCCTAAGTCGAAAAGCGCATCACCGCTGCTAGGGCTGCCAACCGCCCCTTCCAACTGACTTAGAACATAATCCATAGCGTTCATAGCCGACTCGTTTAAGCTGCCTATGTTGAACGATACTTGATCGATCATAGTGGAGCTTCTATTTTTCGGTCTTGTCCAAGTACCCATTTATTTTTTCCCGCTTGATCCACCATAAAAAAATGCGGCGGCTGTTCCTAAAATTCCTGAAAGTTGCCCCAACACTAAACTAATGATTGTCTCGTCGTTTTGATCGTGCGGCATCAATGTGACAATCATCACAAAACCCCCATAAAGCAAAAGCGTAAGCACAGAAAAGACTTTGGGCGTCCAATCGGAAGCGAAATTTTGTCGAGCATCTTTTCTATCCTCCACCTCTGTTTTAAAACTTTCCAGATCAATTTCCATTTCGCGGATTCGATCTTTAAATTCTTTGTCAGCCTCTTTAAGCGCCACCGCTCGTTCTGGCTGTCTTTCAATTAAATCCTCAATCTCATTGGCCGTCGTAGTGTCAGGCAAACCTAACTTAGAAGCTGCCATTTTGACCGCCATCTGAGCCATTGGCCCCCCTGCTGCACTAGCAATGGTCGGGGCTAACGCCGAAAGCAATTTACCTAGTTTCATTTTGTGAGCAGATACACCTTAATTAAAGCCTCTATGTTGTTAATTACTTTTTTTCAGAATCTTCCTGAACAATGTCATCAATGGTTTCACATACGTCTGGAATACTTACTCCTGTCGTAACCTCACTAGCGACTCGGCCGACTGCCCTTACCCCTTTATATAATTCACTACAATATAGCCTTTTGTTAGAAATCATTTCTTCTGACACTGTACATCCGGTCATCAATATAAAAATTAGGCCGTAGGTATGTCGCATACAAGCTCCTTTACTTTGCACTTT